GTTCCCGCTGGATTTCAGGCATTATTTCTTCCTACGTTTCTTTGCAGGGGGTCTGCCTCGTTTTTTTCCGTAGGTTCCTTTTCCTTTCGGCATAATAATTTACTCCACTAGTGCGCCAAGAGATCGTTTAATTTTATCAGGGATAGCAGAGAGATCATTGATCTCGTCCTTGGTTGCTTTCTTTTGCTTAGACTGTTTAGAAGCATGTGCTTTACGTGCATTCTTCTTAGTAGCCAGCTCAGATGCATCCCAAACTCTATTTAAATATAAATTAATTTGATCGTTTAATAAAGTATGTTTAGTCCACTTACCAGCAAATTCATCTGGTATCTGGGTATCAGCTCTATATGGATTAGGTCTAGCCTCATATAAAGCAGAGCCTTTTAAGTGAACAATTTCCCACTTTCTTCCTGTGGGGTCTACGTTTTTCTCTACTGCAATCTCTCGGTCAAGATTATATTCTTCAGTCATGGTCTGACTCCTTTATTTTCTCCCATAGTCGGGAGTTCTACGCTGGTTATTACGTCTAGCTTTACCAGCGATATGCCTCATGCGTTGTGCTCTAATCTCAGAGTTACGCATTCTCTTATCTATCTCTTTAGTTGTACCATCTTTAAAGAGATCAAAATACATAGCCCGTGATCTATTCTTCAGTAACTGCATTTGGTTCTGAGGTAGATCAGGGATTGATCCATCAGCTAATGTTAATGTAGGACGTTGTTTCCCATAAGCTAAAGATTTAGCTGCTACTAAACATGTTGTATCTAATGAATCTAACCAGCTATCAAATATGATATTATCATATCCGTCTATAAATGTCCAGTATGTTGGATGTTTATCATTTCTAATATTTAAGGAATGGCTATTAACAGCCATTGCTACAGTATTACTATCAGACTCTCGTAGATTTACAGATAGTTCTATAAACTCATCTGCTGATAAATAATTTATTGTTTTATATTCTGGAGCACCACCTGACGTAAGACGTTTATCATACTTAATCCACTCAATATCATAGAAACCTTCTGGTCTAGTCATTTGAGCAGGTGTACTATCTGATGTAGCTGTTAATCTTGATATAGTTTTATGGTGCTCTAAATCATAGTTATCTACAATATCTAAGAACTCATTGCGTATAATACGTGCAAGCTGTTCAGACTCTACAGTTTCATTGTATGTCCCAACGTCATCCCCATCTGCATCGGATAATATATCTTGTATAATATTAAGTAAGGTATCTTTTGCCATTATATTTCTCGTTAAGGTCTCCCCTCCCGAAGGAGGGGATTCCAGTTAGTCACGAATGACTTGGTTTATACTATGCTGGTGCGTATACAACTTCAAGAATACCTTCTCCTGCGGTGAAAACGCCTGTGTCATAAGAAGCACAGATTTTTACACCTCCAGTTGTAGCAACAACAGTATTAATATCTGCCCCGTCACAAGCAATCTCTGCACCAAGAAGGAGAGCACCTGCGGCAACGCCAGCATCAATACCATCATCATCAACAATACCTCCATCCTTATCGTATACACCAATATCTAATGTGCCTGACGCGCTAGTTGTAAAGGCGGTAGTAACATTTAGTGTAGCACTCATAATGGTTGCACCATTTGGTATAATGGGGGCATGTATAACTTGGTCAGTTGTTGCAGAAACAGCATCCGTTAACTCTGTAGCTTTAATTACCAGATACAGTGATTCTAACATACCATTTTCTGCGACACGATTTGAACCAGTTGTAAGAGCAGTTCGTGTACCAAAACCGACAGCCAAGCCATCGGAGTTTGACCATATTGCATTTCTAGCCATGATTATTCTCCTTATACTTGGTCAGTGTCTGCGAGAACGCAAACAAGGTTTTCAGGTCGGTATACTTTCAAACCGTAACGGGCTGTGGTAACATACTCTTCACGCTGTTTGTGAATGTTGTATTCACCATCAACTTTAGGCATCTGCCTCATGGCTCCCATAAATGGTAGCAGCTCAGAACTTGCAGCACTCATGAAGATGTTTGCCTTACCAGCGGCAGTAGTTGGACTGCCGATGTTTTCGTTAGCGGTTGGTAAGTAGTTTGAAACATAGACATCGAATCCGAAGATGTTCTTAATGAACGTCATATCGGAACCAATACCAGATTCAATGATACCTTCCCAACGGGGGTTATTAGATATGTTGGTGATATTCGTGATCGTATTGATCGCGTATTCAACAGATGGGTCAACGATTGCAATAAGCGACGATCCCGGTACGTTAGCTGTCTTCAAGCCATAAAGAGCTTTAGCGAAGTCAGCAACAACCATGGTTTCGTTTGTGCCAGTAGCAATGAAGCGGTGATCCGCACCATTGATCTGGTTAGCATTTGCAGCCGTTTGACCACCTGAAGCACCACCAGCAGCGAGTGCCAAGATATCTGTTTCCATGCGTTCACCTAGAGCACGAGCCTGTGAAGGCACGAATTTAGACTCTAGCTGTTGAGCATAGTACAGGTCTTGACGGGCTTTTTCCGTGATGTAGTGACCAGCACTTACGTAGTTTGAAATTGTGAAAGTGAACTCACCAGTATCAAGAGCATCAAAGACAACATCAGTGTCTTCAACATAGTCACGCAAAGTTGATTCGCCAATGGATGGAACAGTAAACTGATCCCCATCAGGAAACTCACTCAGCCAGTTAACCCAGCCTTGTGCGCTCAAATCATCTTGCAGAACCTCTTTTAACTGAGAAGCCCAAACTTCACTACGTGTTAGTACGGTACTATTTCCAGTTGTCATAGACATGGATAGTTCTCCTAACTATATAGATTAAAGTTTATGAATAAAACCGATCTCCAAGCTTTTCCCTTGACTCTATCATTCGTCTTTGTATAGTCGAGTCATTGATAAATTTCTTATTACCCATTTCTCGTCTTTGCTGATCGAACCAGTTTTTGGTTTTAAAACCGTCAACCTCCATACTTGGGCCAGAACTTACAGCTTCAGTATTTTGGTGTGGTAGAGCCATTGGTGTAGCTTGTTGTATCGGCTGGGATTCCAAACCTATGATCTGAGCAAAACCTGCTGGCGATTCCTCGCTCAGTGACCAAAGCTTATCTGCTTCCATTCCTAGTTGCAGAGCTTTTTGCTGTACAAATAAATCTACAGCTTTTTCATCACCGTTCAGTTTTTCTGACACTAACTTCTTCGCCTCGGTACGGTTAGCTTCGCTGGTACGCTGGGCTTCCCTCTCCTTAATCATCTGTTCTAGTTTCCCTTGAAGAACCTCGTCATCTAGTGGTGTCACACTTTCTGAGTTAGATTCCTGTTCTTGGTTCAGGCTTTTAAATGCTTCCATTAAATCCATGATGGTTGTCTTCTCCTCTGCTTGTTTGCGAAGATCAGAGTTCTCATCCTTTAGTTTATCTATAAAAGAATCAGCCTCCGCTTTACCTTTGGCTAACTCTTCTAGATTAGCATATTTTTTTCCTTCCCCAACGAGAGCGTCTAAGATGCTCCCTTCTACATTTGCCCCTTGGTCAGGAGCCGTTTCATTATCGGACATTGGTCATGTTCCTTTTATGGTAGTAAATTAATTATCTCTAGGAGGGTTTTCCTACGAGATGCAGAAGCAATGACTTTACGCTCCCAAGCGGGATCGCCAAAGTCCTCTTCTGTAGAGTAAGTTTTCTGTACTTCCTCTTTTAAAATATTTGTTAGCCTACGATGGCTAACGGTTGCTGCCCGAATAGCTTTCTCTGAAGCTATCTTATTTTCGGACGTTTGTTGTTTGTTTCCTGCTACGTAATCTTCTTTGAACCAGCGAGAATCAAGCTTCCGTTGTTTGCTCACCCGCAAGATACAACTTTTTGCCAATCTATATCACACCAAGTAACTTGTACATCTACTTGGCGAGAGCCGCCGGACTCGTTCTTAATCCGTATCAGATATAATTGGTCACAATGAAGAGCTAGTTCACCACCTATATTAAAAGTATCTCGCACGGCAATAGGACTACGGGCTTTTACTAGAGATACATTAGTATGTGTAATACTAGGTGAATGATATATAAGTACCCCTGAAGAGACAGCACTACATCTATTTCTATTAATTCCAGTAAGTTCTGTTCCCTTACTTGCCACAACAGGAGCTTCAAATATCTCTAGTGTGATTGGCCCACCGTCTGTACTATAGTCTATAGATTCCAAATGAGGATGTCCATTACTAGGAGTTTCTATTAGAATATCTAGCTTTCCGTTATTAGATAGACTTGTATTTTCATAACTAGCTGTAAATAAAAAGCCTTCATGTACAGCTCTTTCGTGCCAATCAAGTGTTGTTACAGCACGAGTGAACCTATCAAATTTGTCTGCTTCCATCTCATGGATTCCTCGGAAGCGATTATCATTTACGGACATTATATTTCCTCTTCTAGTAAGGCACTTTCTTGTGCCATTAATGATTCTGATGTTAGAGCTTCTCTATCGGTAACTTCTTCCATCACATTCTGTTCTGCCATTGCAATCTGTGCTTGAGTTTCCTGCTGTTCGGCAACTCGTATATTATCCTGAACAATATCATACTTCCCTAATCCTAATGATTCCTCAAACAATTCAGCAATACGTTTACCTGACATATGAGCTGCTACTGCTTGATCTGCATAAGCAGCACTATTAATAAAGCCCATCAAGTTCTGGGTTATCTGTGCTTGTCTTGCAAAATGCCGTGCTCCTATGGGACGGAGTTTTCCTTTAGCTGCTAATGTCTCTGGTGATACACGTAGAAATTCTGACAATCCAAAATCTTCATCTTGTACTCTTACTAGTTCAATTGCTGTAACATGTTGTCTTGCTGATGCAAGAAATTGATTTAGTAATGGCTCAATAAATTGTTCTTCAAAGTGCTGTATCTTTTGTTGAAAGATTCTACCAGCAGCATTTTCTAAGGCTTGCACTTCAAAGGCTGTCTTCTCCCCCGGAGTTCTAATTCCCATAGCTTGTCGGGGAGCACCTGCCATCTCTTCCATGTTACGCATTAGAATGTCCATCTCAAAGTTAGCATTTAATGCTGTGGAATCTGGACGTAACACTGAGACATCAGAATCTATATCTGCATATATACGCTCATCTGGCCCCCATTCAAAGTCTTCTACTACTCCTCTTACGACTACAATAGGATGAGCAATCTGGTCAAAGACATCAGCCTTTAGGTTTTCTAAATGATCTAGTCTATATTGCATACCAACTAGATTAGCTAGTGGTCCCATACCCCAAAGATTATCTGGACGCTTTCTCCAGCTTACGTGTTCTTTATTTGTATAACCTAACCATGAATCTATTGGCTCATCTAGTACTACAAATCTACGGTCTGCTACAATGATACGTCGATTAGTTTGTAAGTCTCCAGTTTCTGGATTAAATGTATCACCTTCATATTCTAACAGTTCTACCATTCCAGAACCTAAGTACTCACGTAATGAACCAAAGCCATCTATATCTATCCCTTCCGCTTTATCTAAATCACTGTCACCATATAGTGAAAGTTCCATACGAAGATGTTTAGCTTTAGTAACAGCTTCAACAGCCCATTCATAGCCGGGAATTGTTTCTGAGGCTTGCTGTAAAGACCCTACGCTAACAAGAGTTCTTGTCAGTTTTCCAGCATTTCTAAATGAGGTGGCAGACAGATCAAAGACTATATCATATGGTGATATCCGTTGAACTCTAGGGCCAACATATGGTACAAAGCTTGTCCCATCTGTTGTCTCATGTTGCTCAAGATCATAGATAACTTCGGCAAATGAATTACCCGTATCAATATAATCGAGCACTAGATCAGAGATTGTATCTTTAAAATTAGACTCTCTAATCTTCTGCTTTATATAAGCTTCTATAGCTCTAGCAGTATCCCTGTCAACTGAGTCTTGTGTTTCTGCTTCCCACTTGAACCAATCGTCATGAGGGAACAGAGCTGCCATGTAGTTTGCGTGGAGATTATCCCTGATTTGGCAAATCTTAGGGACACTTGTTTTATTCTTCCACGGTAATTTACTATTACTTGTCTTAGTTGTATCGGTTTGAAAAATATAATTACGTAATTCTTTCATATCGCTTCGCCATTGTATCTGGTTATTACGATATGCTGTATATTTATTTGCTACAAAAGCAGCAATTGTATCACGACCATCTAGTATCTTTCTGATTTCTTGTACGGACTTTGACACTCGTGCCATTATAATACTCCTCCAAATCTAGCATGGGTTATCACATTCTTTTCTCTTCGATACAAACTCCGAGCTTGGGGTGGTCGAAGAATGCCTACTACTGATTCAAAGGCATCTTTAATGTCATCGTTAGGTGGGTTATACATAACTAACTCTTGTTCTAGGTCTTCGCATAAACCACCAGAGTAGTGGTAGATTGTTTGGTTTTCATAACGTGGTTTTAGTGTAGCATGTATACGTTCTTCTTTAGAACCCATAGTTCTTGTTGGTCGATAATCTTCAACAATTAATGCTAAACCCTCTCTACGTATTTCATCTTTAATATGTTGAGCAATGACAGCTTGCCCTCCAACTACCTCTGCTCGCATTCGTTTGAATCCCCACTTCATATGGGATTGTAATATCATGTCGAAGTAGTCTGCTATCTTGTTGGTCTTTGTTCGTTTTATATCAAGAACATATATGTAACCGTCTACATCTATACCAGCTACAACAAGAGCTGTATAGTCAGCTCGTGTCTTAACACTAAAAGCAAAGTCTATTGAAGCAAAAACATTAAGTTGTCTACCATTATAGAACCACTTACCCCCCGTCTGGGTGAGAAATTCCCTATTATAGTATTGGAAATGTTCTGACGAAATTGCTTCCTCGCCCGGATCGTTAGGGTTGTTATAGTACTGAGCATAGAACTGGGTTCGATCAAGATACTTCGCACGTTTTTGCGCAAGTATTTGAGCGTTGAAACCAAACCATCGACCATCTCCTCGTTGCATTCGAGGCCATAGGTACTCACCAGCACCATCGCCAACTCCTTCAACTTCCTTTTGCCATACTTCATATACGGGTTTGGATTCCAAAACTTCGCCTTGTTCATCTACTATGTCCTGTGTAATTTGAATAAGAGTACCATACAAATCTTTAGGGTGGTATCTGGTTCCAACAATCCACTCTTGCGAATCAGTTGTTTCAATACTAGCTAGGAGCGAATACTGTTTCTCAACCTTGTCCCTACCATCGCGTGTGTAAGCATTCTCATTTACCACTACGTCATCTAGGATTGCTATGTTACAATGCATTCCTGTAATAGATGTTGTCAGTCCTGCTGTAAATACTGTTGGATCACGTACTCCTTCTGCCTCACGTTTAGGATGGTCTACCATGATCTCTGAGTTAGTCCATCGTTTACGTTTACCTTCATCAAGGTTAACCATCTCAGGCCAGTACCTTCTATATCTGGCAGATGTTAATACATCCTTGATAAAGAACAACTGCTTTTCTGCTAGACTTGATGTAGCACTTATATATAATATTGTAGTTGCTGGGTTTCTGGTTATCTCCCAAGCAGCCCGATACGCTATCATTGTGCTCTTCTGGTGATCTCGTGGAAGAAGACACATCTGATGATCTGATGCATCTTCCCGTGTCCACCACTTAATCAAGTCTTCGTGACACTTACCAAGTACCCTATGGGGTGCTACTAGTCTGATAAAAGTTAAGAGATCGTCTTCAGCAGCTTGCCTGATCTGGTCTTTAGTCGCCATTTATCTCTGACCGAATCGTGCGCCAATCACCTTTCTACGATTCTGGCCCTTACCAGAAGAAGCTGTACTAGCTGAAGCAGATGATTCGTACCAGACATCCTGCGCCCACACTCCGGTGTTCCAGACACCTATTGCCCAAACCCCAGTTCGTGATAAACTCATTAGACGTTAAATGGCGTTCCGTCACCATCTCCAGCTATTGTAACATCGTTAATAGATTGGATGTTAGCATCTACCTGATTAGTAACCGTAAAGGCCAGCTTATCTGTTTGTACCTTAATGGCATCAACTACGGTATCAACAGTATTAATCTTACCATCGAGTGTAGTTCCAGTGTCAACAAGTACAGCAGCAGTATCAACTTTAATAGCAGCTATATCTGCTGCATGGCTGGCTCCTGCTGGCGAACCTAGTGTTGCAGTATCTGCCAAGATGCTATCAATCAAAGCATCTATGCGTCCACCGTTTACTAGATCACCTTGCATCTCGTTTGTATCTGCTAGTATTGAATCTACGTTACCGTCTACAACAGCAAGGGCATTATCTAATGTAGTACCTGTATCCGTTAGGATAGCATCAATATCATTCTTCACTTGCTCTCCGAATGTACCAGAGCTTGTGTGTCCTGATGTAGCCTCATCCCATACAGCATCTGCTACGGCAGCGGCTGTTGGAGCTGCTGTAAACTCATCAATATCATCTGGATATATAGAGTATTCAGAATCAGATGATGGATTAACTGCCCATGTTCCGATGATAGTTGCCGCTTTAGAACTACCGACATAATCACTAATAGCCCTTGATTGTCCGGCTCCTGTACCAGTATGGATATAACATAACTGTCCGTTATATATATCATTAGTACTAGATGCACCAGAGGCCAAAGTAATGGTTGTACTAGAACCACCTTGTGCTGTATCGGCATGTGAAGTAGGCATAGAACCTGTCCATGCTGCATCTCCTCGGTTACGTAAAGCTTCTAGTGAGTCTGTAGATGTAGAGAAGCTTGCTCCTTGTATATTATTGATCTTAGTATCCAAGGTAGTACCAGTATCTACCAGAATAGCATCTACATTAGAATCAATCGTTTGAATCTGAGATTCCAGATCAGCACCATCTGCATAAATAGTATCGTAGATTGCTTCTTCTACAACTTGGAACTCATGACGTACTGGTAGTGCTCCTGATACATGAATAGCAAGTACCAGTGTACCAACATCCTCGGTATCAGTAGCATCCAATTCACAATTATAGTATCCTATCTCATCGTGAACACACGTTGTATCATCATTTTTTTGCTCCATGTTCTGTGCGTTCTTAGATAATCTAACGTCTGTTCTCGCAATAGTTAAACTAGTTTCGGCAGTCTTGCCGTCTGATTCGTCTACAAACGGCCCTATGAGTACATCTACCGCTGTGGACTGTTTGAGTATTAATGCCATTATACAGCTCCTATTTGTTTTCTGTGGTGGTGAATTACGGGTATAGCAGTGGCTGGTAATAGTACCATACACAATGCTGCCATATTTGAGTTAGTTCCATCATTTTCTACAGTAGTAGTACCATCGCCCCCAGCCCCATCAGCGACTCCGATAGCGAATTGATCGCCATGCCATTCTCTTTGCTCTGTAAGTGTATCATATGAAAAGGGATAGCGGTTTGCTGATTTATCTATTGCTGCTGCAATAATCATATCAGAGGCAGTACTGGTGGTTGTTACATTAATCGTATCACCGCCTGTAGCATCGCCAGTGGTCATAGTGAGACTAGCTTGTTTAACGTCTTGATATGTAGCGTATGACCATCCCATTTTATTACTTGATTGAGAATCTGAGTATGATATGGTAGAACCTGACATACTTCCTATGGCAGACTCGTTCCATACGAAAGCTAATATATTAAGATCAGGGGTTGCATTTTGATATACATTACCAGTATATGATGCTGATTGTCCCCCTATTGTAAAAGTGCCTACGGTTAACTGTGATCCAAGTTCGCACCAAACTAAAAAGACAAGCATACGATTATTACCTGCTCCAATAGTAACAGACCCTGTTGGATCAACAGAGCTGCCATCATAGGCGTTTGTTCCATCAGTAAAGGCTAACCAACTGCCTACTCTTGATAATGCCATTTAATATATCTCCAAAAAGATTGCTTCATGTGGGCCAAGCAGTATAGTATCAGTCGTACTTACATTAGCTCCTGTATTCAAAATAGAATCACGAAGAATAAAAGGATGCCCAGATACACTATATACAGAGTAATCAAAAGGCGAAGGCTGGTTGGGGCCATATCTATGTGCGCTCGTCCATGAAGAACTATGTGTTCTTAAGTACTGTGTAATCCTATCATTATAATATGTATCAAAATCATATCTACGTAAACTCTCACCTTCTGTTAAGAGACTACCTCCACCTGATGGTCGGAGTGCTGCTTGATCCGATGTTGTAAACGTATGTGGTGTATATGTATTTGTCAGGTGACTAGGATTATATACAGTACCGTAACCAGAGAAAGCACTGAAGGGAGCACAGTTCATAATACATAATGTATTACCGTACCGCCTTACATAACCATGTGTTCCCCAATCTGCTGTTGCCATTGTAAAGCTATGCTTTGGCCCCCTAGTACCAGCACTTATTGCTGTATCGTTTTCACGATATGTTCCTAGTGTGTCTGGAGTTTTCCAATTCGTTGTGAAGTCTAAGAACCACTCCTCTAGTATGAATGGATGTTGTGGATCACCCTCGTTAGTAAGTGCGCTTGGGATAATTCCCGGCACTGTTTTCATAATTGCGTAATGAAAACGTGCAAGACTAGCAGATACTTCATTAGCTACTTCGCTTGACCTAGGTAAAGCATTATTTGCTTGTACCGCAATTATTGTTTCGCAAGCAATTCCATGTGCTTTCTGCTTCATCCAATCACTAGGTTCTCTTTTATAAGTACTTCCGTAGTGGTAAAGCCTCATATTTGTTTCTATATCAGCACTAGATATTGTGTATTCATTTGGAGTACCAGTTGGTGTGTACTTCATTCTGAATTTAGAGACATTCTCTCCTATACAATAGTCACTCATCTCTGTCATATCATGAGGAGTTGTCCATCCCTCAGATTCTTTTACACCAAAACCATTGGACATTCCGTTCCAGCCTACACCAGAGGGGTGGCCTGTAGTATCATATATTAAGTCATCAATCCCTTGAAAGTATTCTTTCCATTCTGGAATCCAGTATGGTGCAGCTCCTGTATTTCCTAACTGTGTTCCGTTAGCTCTCCAATCAGTAGCAGTAACTAGACTTCCACCTGTATTTAATATACAATACTGCATACCAGATGATGGGGTAACTAATTGTGTATCATGAGCAGTCCGTATAAGTTTTAAAGTTATATCTGATTTACCACCACTTACTGCTTCATAGTCTTCAATCTCATACCCAATGAAACCCTTACCATCATTGTCATTACCGTTAGCGGATGTGGCATAGAATATTATATCCTGATTAATACAGTCTGATCCGGGCTGCGAATCAATACGAACTACTCTAGCATGAGTTGGTAAATCTTTTGTAGCGGCTGTATATGCTCCACTTTTAGGATCACCTTCTTCTACGGTACTTCTAAGGCTATCAACTGTTCCCTGAGCAAGAACAGTTGTATATATTTCTTGATTACCTCGTAATTGTGATATAGAGGTTGTATCATGGAATGGCCCTGAGAAGTCTGAGATATCTGGGCCTGTCCTAACTACATCTGTTCCTTCTGATAAGACTTTATCTCCTCCTGTGAGGAGATCGTGCCAGAACTTAGTTAGATATCTCCGCATTGTAGAACTAGCTATTCGGAGATGTATATCAATTTGGCGACCGCCACTACCAGCAGATACAGGTCTTTCTACTGTATTAAGTACATTTGAGGTAGCATCCTCTAGTAATAATACATCTTTCCAATCCTTTGTTATAGCAAAGTCATATGGTCTGCTATGTTCGACATGGGCTTTTTTTCTATATGCAGACCAACCCATAAGAGAATCCCCGTGCATTGTTGCAAACAGTAATGGATTATCTTCTTTTAATTGTATCCATTCGTTTGGTCTATCATCATCTGCGAACATACCTGTTTGTTGTGCTAGCAGCCACTGTGCAAGTCTACCATATATAAAATGTGGTTTCGTATCATCCCATAGATACTTACTATATCCAAGAACAGAACCACCAAAGGTATTATGTTGCGCTGGAAACTGTATATCTGAATCGTCTATAATAACAGGAGGAGTATCATCTTCTATAATTACACTTCCAGATGGAGGTTTGATCTCCCAGATGACTGCTTCAATCGGGCCAAGGATATAATCAGCATCTGTATTTACTATTGACCCGTCATTTTTTGTATCGTCTCTAGCTATAAACGGAGCAGTAGCTAATGAGTATGTAGACCCAGCTCGATTATCTTTATCTGCTGGATGTTCTTGTCGAGGGCCATAGTAATGTCCATCTCCCCACGTTGATCCAGTTTGTTCTTTGAGCCACGTTGTAACTTTATCATTTACATATGTTGATGGCTTAAAATGCTGTAATGTTTCACCAGCAGCTAATACCCCATCGGTATATAACTTTGAAAAAGCAGCAGCACTAATCTTATCTTTAGATGTATATGAGGTGCTTGTATTTAAGTGTGATGGTGCATAGGTTGTATAACTACTATCATCTCTAAAATTAATTGCAAGTAACCAGTTGCCTATTCTCCTGAGATATATTTTCTGTCCAGCATCTGCCGCTTTAAAAGTAAATTTTCCTTTACGGAAACCATTTTCTCCAGTTCTTCCTAGCTCAGGATAGTATGTTCCTACTGGTTCTGGTGCTGTATAGTTTGTATCTAAATCTATAAAGCATTCTTCAATAGCGATTGGATAGTTATGAGCACCTACACCAGAAGGTGACTTAGCTTCAAAAGCTGCCATGAATCCTATATTAGGGACTACTTTTGTTACTCCCCAACAGAAGCGTAGATAACTAGCATCCACATCATTTAATGAATCATACATTGCTGGGGTATTTACTGTTGCTGAATCTCCCCAGACTTTAAACTCACACATAACCTTACGCAGTTTACCTGTCATAAAGGTTGTAGTTGGCTGAGGAGCAATAAAGGATGATAGAAAGCTTAAATCCTGCATTCCTACATTAGGTTTAAAGCTTGATACATCATACTCGTGTGGGTAGTTACCATCCTCATCAAACTTAATTGCAAAGGCTGCACCCCTAGTACCATTCATACCTTCAGCTTGAACCCAATCAAACTTTTCGTACTGTCCGTGTATCTTTTTTAGCCCCTGATTCCTTTTTACTATTGAAGAACCTGATCCAGTATTACACCCACGCCCTGTACCATGCCCAGTTATTGCTTTAACCTTGTCTCGTAATAAATCCCAGTACCCGTCAAAGCCAGTAGCCCAGTTATCCATCATGGCATTAAACTTATCTTCTTTAATACCATCTCTATCGTAATCTACAGTAGCTGAACGTTCTGAATCTCTAACGCTATTAATAGTGTAGCGTTCTCCAGCGGCTGGTGTATGGAACTGTGTACTGTGTGCTTGGTTAGAAAGCTTCTTTAAAAATAAGTCTGTATTATTTCCTGAGCTTCCCGTATTAAATTTAATACCAAGAATATGGAATCCTATAAACCCTCTGTTACCATCTGGTAAAACCCAGAATTGATGTGCTTTGTCTGCAAAGGCTAAGTAACTAGTAGGGTCTTTACCACTATATCCCCGAGCTGCTGGTACATAACCAGAGGTTGGTATCTCTCCATCATTAATAGAAAGCTTGTCACTAATTCGTACTTCAATAGGCTGTTGCGAATTAAGAGACAGAATAGAAACGATTGTTCCAGTAGAAAATTTCTTTAAGAGAGCATCATTACCTTTAGGTTGTATGACATCTGATCCGTCATGGTGGATGTGCATGAAAGAAGATACATCACCTCCTTCACCATCTGCCCAAGAGTAATGCCCACTTTTATTGCTTCCGGTAAGTAAGTCACAAGACTGTTCTGCGAACTTGTCTCGTACTGCTTCACTATATAAATTAATATTCCAGCCGGCTTGTTTAGATGAAGATGTCGAAGATGTCGTATCGTTTCCATAAAAGACGGCTGACTGTGACCCATCTAGACTTAATGCCACTTCATTACGAGCAACATTGTCAGTAGACAATGCCCAATCTTGTATTGCGCTGTACTTCTCTCGTTTCCTTACTCTAGAACCGGGAATGTTATGCGTAGGGAACATGTGCAGCACAAGATGGTTTAGCGGATTATCATTGTGTAGTGCTGTCCAGTTTGCTACAAAGGGTGTTCGTTCATTAGACCCTGTTGTAAATGCTCCTTGCATCTGCACAGAAGCAAACATTGCTGTCCTGCCCCATAGATACCACGGATGTGTCTCATCGTGGATATTAGCTATATCGGCTGTTGGAATACCGCCCCAAGCATTTTGCAAGTTCGGTACTGCTGTTGTAGTCTCTACAGTTACAGTATTTACTGTTACAGTGAACGCGCTAGAACTATCTGATAGACCACCCGGATCGGTCGCGGTAAGTACATGTCCCGCCGAGCTGGTCGCGCCTTCTACGCCGTCATAGACTAATGAATTTCCACTCAGTGAAATTCCTTGAGGAAGTGCACCTGACACGGCTAGGGTCAGGGTATCCCCGTTAGGGTCTACAGCATGTTGAAGAAGGTCGTATGAGGCGGCGGTTCCCTCAGTAAAGACAGGAGCTGGTGTCGTTTGTATTACTGGCCCATCATTACTAACGATGGGATTACCTTCATCGGTATACTCGTAGACATTAGCAAGAGTCATTCCTGCTGTTGATATACCTGAACCCATTCTGGTTCTCCAGCAAGTCTTAAGTTTAGTCCATAAGGGACAAAGTAAGTACACCGTCTGCTGCGACCCTTATAGCTGCTAAATGTGTAACACCTGCTGGAATTGTCATATACTCTACGCCAGATGTAAACATGTGGTCGTTAGAGTCAGCATCAATACTTGATGACCCCCATACAATATAGCAGTCTGTTGTACTGCCTATACGAATAACATCGCCAGAAGCTGCCCCCGTGGGCAAGGCTGCACGAGCCGATGAGCTGGCTACAGCGATCTTTGTGGGATCGCCCTTAAACGATAATACCTGAACAGGTACCCCACCTTGGGATATTGGTAGATTAATGTTTGTCATACTGTCTTTAGTCCTATTATGTTTGCGTCTTCGGTTAAGTAAGTATCTTCTTCAATCTTTTCTTTGAGAGCTGCTGCTTTCTCAGCCTTAGACGGACGGCCCCGCTTGACGGGACGTTTCTCTCCGTACCTTTCTGAAAGCCACTTGGTCGCTTGGATACCTGTGGGGGTTCCTGCGTGTTTGTCAGCGGCGTTCTTCATCTCCCAGTATCTTTCCGAGTCCATACGTATCTTAAGCTCTTCTCGCCACTCTGATACCATTTCCTCGAACCATTTGCTAGAGCACAAGGCTTTCCAGTGATCCCAAGAGCCGAGTAGCCTTATGGCTACCTCGTACTCAGTCGGATCAGCTATATCCATGTACTTCTGGTACATTGACAGGCAACCTTCGTGATCGTACCGCTTCGTTGTAAAGACGGGCGGGAATTTAGGGTTACGCATCTCCCAGAATAAGGACTGGGTGCGGAACCGCCCCTGATCGTCCTTGAGTGCGGCGAAACCTCCAAGGTTCCCGTCCATCTCGATTGATGCATCCGGTTTTACCCCTACGGGGTAAGTCGGAGGATTCTTTTTATCTGCTTTACGTACTAAGCCCATACATACTCCAATTGAGATACGAAAAAGAGTTTATCTGACTCTTCAGATAGACCCCCATGCATTTTTACTAGTAACGTTATTCGGAGCCGACCCTCTAGGGAGGCTACGACTCCTAACGTAGGTTTATAACTATAAACCTTCTAAAGGTATTAGACAATATTTTTTATGAAAAGTTCTGATTATTTTCCAAGCTTCCCAACATTTCTCCGAGATAATTTCAGTGTGGCTTTATAAGGAAGGTCTAGGGGTAGTGACCCCCTCCCCCTATAGACCGATTGCAGGATCGCTAAAGCGATACGTCCATTGATCGGCTAAAGCCGTTCGTGCAAGCACGGAACGCCCGCCGCCGAAGCGAAAGTTATCCACAACTTATCCACAAGTTATGCACAAGTTTATCCACAGGTTGTTAACAAGTTATGCACAGGATATTAACACTAATTAACAAGATACTAACAAGGAATCCACAGCTTACTACCAATATTATTGAAGTTATCCACAGTCTAAGTTATTGATTCTATTAGATGAATTCTATTTGTTTGTTGCTTCTATTTTGATAGCAAGTGGTCAATATTTAACCAGCTGGTAATAGAAATGACAGCCACCACATTAATAATAGTGATAGGCCAATGTCAGAGGCCGTCAGATCACCGGATACTGGATAGGGCCGTCACTGTTTAGGGTGCCTCCTGATCGTCCAGTACAGGCCGTCTGGTACATAATCCAAATCTGTTTGGCATTATGGAAACAAACACGGATTCACCGGCCCGTAAATCTGGCCCGCCACGGAAGCATTAAAAGAACGTACGCCGCGAGTGATTACCAGACCAGACCAAGGAGCGTTTTAGAGCGCTTCTACGGGACGATCTCTAAAGACTGGATACAGGGTTAAGGGCTGGACAAAAAAAGGGCCGCACAAGGCGGCCCCTAGATGGTGCTGTAGTGGGTCAGTCTGACGTATAACTGCCGTGTCTAACCTTGACCTGAATGGTGGGGTCTGTAGGGCCATCACCATGCATCATTTTGGCTGTTGCAATTGCGTCAGCAAGATCGTCGGTGTAATAGATTGATTTAGGTGTCGGGGCCGGCACTTCATACTCTTTGTATTGGTTCTTTCGAATGCGAATAATTTCCATGTTGTAGCGCTCCTGATGTAGTTAAATGGTGCGAGCACCATAAGCTCATATGATGGCGTTGTCAAAAAAAGGGCCGCAGTCGCGGCCCTTGAGTGGTGCATGCTAAGGGTGTCTAGTCGAGCTTTTTCTTTGCCCCAGTGCATAGTTTAGATATCTGCTTTTCAGCGGCTAGCTGCCTACGAGTGGCAGCTACAATTTTGCGGACATGATGGATGTTGTCTTGAGCGTCGGAAATCAAATCCCAAATGACCATCGATTGAGGCTCAGGAATCATGCCATAATCGTACTTGTCGATCTCTCCTTCGGTGCAATCTACGCGTACTAAATCATATAATAATTCATCGATGCGCTGCTCGATGCCCTCTACTTCTATTAATAATTTCATAGTACAAACTCTCCACTTTTAGCTAATAATTTTCGTGCTTTTGCAGCAGCCCTTTTAGCTGCTTTTTGTTGACGCTTTGTACCCTTCTTTCGTCGTCGGATATTGGCACTGATCTTGCGTTGTAGAGTACCGTCGATCAAGTCCCATGCAACATACCGAAATGGGCCATCAAGCATTCCCAGAGCATCGTCATCATATTGCCTACCGGATAGCGTGATTGTTGCCGGTGTTTCTGGATCACGGTAGACCGTTTTTCCAGCACCCTTATCCACGGCGTAATAGCGGGCAATTTCACCGAACATGGTCCCTTCAATTCCTAGCCACATATTCTGATTCATTGCCTCAACAAGCTCAGCATCTGTTGCACTCATTCTTGTGCATCCAGTGCAGCATTAAGTGCTGCTATTTCAAATGGGAGGTCAGCGTCATAATCAACACCTATTCCTTCTTCTCTGTTCTCTACGATTTCTAGTGCTGCTTCTAGCGTCATTGTGTCGTTTACGTTGTCGTCAAATTGGTACATGTGTCTTGCTCCTTGTTGTTACGTTAATTGAGTGTCCCTTATGCCTGACATTGTTATAATAATAAAGTCATCTTAACAATTCTTGACAAATCTTAACACTTCTTGACATAGCATTTTGTCCCTATTTTATCCACATTTATACTGTATATAAACACAGTGTTGACAGAATGAAACGAAACTGCTACGTGTGACACGCGTGATCGACGACGAAGTCGTCACGCGAGAGAGTGAACGAGAAAATTTTCCAAGACAACGTGACCAAGGGAGGTTCACTATGGCAAAGCGAGTAACTACGCAGGAACTAGCCACACGGCTAGATGCACTTGAAGCGAGTATTCAGGTGATCGCACAGGGGATTGCAACGTTACAGGCAGATGCACCTGCTCCGGCTCCAACGCAACGTGAAGTTGTCGTGCAGAAGACGGACATGAGTAGCATTGCTGGTAAAGTTCCAGTGCATCAGGTAGTCCGGCGGCGTGAAGGAGCACAAGTAAGTGCGACTAAGTGGGGCGAACCAGTGCAGATGTATGTTCGTACCAAGGCTGACGGTAAGTACGGTGTTGCTTACTGCAAGCTGGCAGAGATTGACAAGTTCAGGAGTCAACCCAGCTTCGTGACTACTGTTGACAAGTTCAAGGACGGTACGTCAGGTATTATCAACCCGTGACATTAAGGGGAGCTTCGGCTCCCCTTTTTTTTGGAGGTCAACACATGTTAGGATTGTGGATGATGGCAGTACTGTTAATCGTGGTATTTAATTTGTTAACGTGATATAATAGGAAAAATAGCGTCATGGCTTGGCACGGAAAGACCAAGCCACTTTTTTTACAACTCAAGGATTGCACAATGAAACAGAATGTAGAAATAGGGGATAAGATAGTAATATTAGAAGGTGATATGTTTAAGGTTGCTAAACATGCACGGGTACGTGTTACACTAGCGTCACAGTTCTTAGCTTATGTCCCTAAGTTTGGTGATGTGTTTCTATTCTATAAGGATAAGAACGTAACATGGGAGGTGGCTAATGAGCATTGAGGACAAGCCTGAAGGTTGGGAAGATGTATTAATTGAGGATGAGATACAGGGTATATTAACTATTATTCAAGATGCATGGCAGGAAGTCAATAGATTAGCAGTAGCACATCGACAAGGATATCGTACATTAGGGCAGTTAGATGGCACTGAAGATATCCCTAGTAATATAATACCATTTAGTAGGAGTATACATTGATGAAGGGAATCTTTAATACAAATACACGTAAGTTTAAAACATATGAAGGATGGACAGACCTTGAAGTTACTAAGCGTAGCACTGTAATACAAGGGCTTGAAGATGTCATGCTCTTTACTAATAGGGAAGCTGAGATGAACACGCTCGTGTACCCATTAGAATGGAGACACATCAATCCTAGATTAAAATGGAGAATGTTTAAATGATTGCATTAAATACTTGGCAAAGACTATTGTTATTACTAGTATTTATAGTGATAGCACTTAATGTATCAGGATGTGCAGGTACTCAACCGTATGCTAAGATAGGTATATATAAAGACATCAATAGTGATTGGTCAGCCTGTACATCAGAGAACTCTAGCTTTGAATTGGGATTAGAACATAGAATATCAGATTTAATAGTATTAGCTAGTCACTATGAACACTTGTCACATATAACATGTGGCTTCCCATTTAATAATAAGACACAAGATGATAGCATCAATCAGTATGGTGTAACTATGAAAGTAGGTGGAGTATGAGTGATGCTACTGTAGTACATAAGGTACAAGCTGGTGATACTGATGCATTCAATTCTTTAGTATTGAAGTATCAAGAACGTATATATAAACTAATATACAAGTATGTTAAGGATGCTAATCAAGTGGATGATCTTGTTCAAGATACATTCATGAAAGCATATATAGCATTGGATTCTTTCAAGGGAGATAGTGCTTTCTATACATGGTTGTATAGGATAGCAATTAATACAGCACAGAATTACTTGACATCAAGCAGTAATAGTAATAAGAAACTAGAAGTACATATAGATGATCCCGATTTGTTTACTGATCTTAGCATTAAGACACATGACAATGATACACCTGAAGCATTACTAGTAACAAGGGAGACACAGGATAGTATAGACAAAGCACTAGCTAACCTATCTACTGAGTTGAGGGAGGTGTTCTTACTACGAGAAGAACATAACCTAAGCTACCATGAGATTAGTGACAAACTAGGATGGGCGTTAGGTACAGTACGTTCGAGATTACACAGAGCTAGACAAATAATATTAAATCAAGTAGAAAGGACTACTTAATGCTACACATGTGCGCAACGGCGAAGCCGTCACGCGTAAAGGGGGAAGACAGAGGAGAAACCTATGGTAAGATTAAAGCGACAAGCTGGTATTAAATTGTCAGGTATTAAATTGTCAGGTATTTGGTTAGGTAATGAAAGGACAGCGTTTAAGGTGTTAGCTACAATGCCCTTGTTTACACAGTTTTACAAGGTGAAAGTAGAGAGATTATCTTCTACTCACTCTAGAGATGATGAAGTAGAAAGTTTACCTCATCCTTGTGAGGATGAGGAAGTAGATAAAGAATTAACTAAAGTCATAGAAGATATAGCTCACGTTAGTGAGGATATCAAGGATGACAATATATTTATATTGAGGGTGAACTTATGGGATTAGAAGTAGAGTATGAACCCACCATAGATTTTGGTAAAGCTACCGAAATCACAATGGACAAGGGAGTACGTATGATTGTAGAGAAAATGTTAGACATGGATAATAGCATTGCTACACTAGAGGTAACAGTAAATGAAGGCTTACCTAATGAAGCAACTGTTATGATGGACTTGTCTATCGTATCTATCAATGGCACATTACTAGAGGAGATGAGCGATGCCGAGTCTTAAAGGCATGTATGATCCTGATGTTATTAAGAAGATGGTTGAAGACCGAGATGCAGATAACATTAAGGAAGAAACTAATGAGGTTGCTGATCGACTAGCAACTATAACGGTACGTGAATACAATGCTGATGCAGGTACAGTACCATTTCATAAGGCTTTCTGGAAGCCTAAGTTGATAGACTTAGACCTTCCTATCAGGGTATTCAAGGATACAGATTGGGATGAACAAGCACGACCCATGATACCTGATCCTAATCCTAATTGGGAATGGAACAGAGAAGCAACTGAGAAATTAGCTGCTGCTTTGTATACTAATGACACTACCTTATTGTTTGGTAACAAGGGATCAGGTAAGTCTGACCTAGTTAAAGAGTGGTGTGCTAAATTCAGAATACCATTCTGGCGTATGAATTGTCACGCTGAAACTAGAGAGACACACTTTGTTGGTGCTGTAGGTATTACATATGATGAACAAGACCGTATCAATATACAGCAAGAACCAACACACCTAACAGATAGCTTGAAGTATGGTGGTATATTCTGTGAGGATGAGTGCTTTAGACATAGCTCTGCTCTAGTATTACAATCACTACGAGAGAAGTCATCACGATTCTTAGTGTTACCTGATGCACCTAATCGTAGTGCTGATGAGCGCAAGCTAGTAGCACCATTCAATAAGTGGTGGTATGTAATGACTGATAATACTACTGGATTAGGTGATGAGACAGGTACATTTGATGCTGAAGTACAAGACATGAGTACACTTGATCGTATTGATAGCGTCATTGAAGTGGATTACTTAGGTAAACCACAAGAGCGTAAGATACTATCAGGCTATGCTCCGCACCTTAATGAACAGCAAGTCAATTGTATGTTAGACTTTGCTAAGGGTATACGGAGATCATTCAAGAGACACGAGTTACTTGATACTATATCAGTACGTACCTTACTTAACTGGGCAGACAAGGTTAATATCTTTGGTGGTATAGCAACAGCACTCAAGGTTAGTTGGTATGACAAGCTAACAGAGGCTGACAAATCTATAGCTAAGGAATTATACTTCCAAGTATTTGCAGAGGAGTTAAAGTAGTGGGATATTATAATAGAACAGAAACATATGAAGACTTAGGTTTTACAGATGATATGGCATCTGTTCTGGATGTAGATAAGATCACAGAGATATGTAGACGTAGAGCAGAGAAGCATGAGATCACAGTAAAGTGGTGTAAAAAAGCTTCAACAGCTAGCACTAATTCAATAGGACAAATTACATTACCTGTAATCAAGCAGCCAATAACTAAGGATGACTTAACTAAGACACACATGTATGTAGTACATGAATGTGGACATTTACTTAGACCGGAAGCCTTTGAGATATGTAAGAAAGAGCAACCATCACCAGAGTTGCACTCTATATATAATATAGTAGAGGATGATGGCATGGAAAGAGACATGGCGAACAGACATCTAGGTGATGCTAAGGTATTAGGTCAAGGTAATGTTCTCATATGTGAGAGTGGTAAGGAGTTCTGGCTAGATAAGGTACAGCAATGGCGTACTAATGGTGATACTTTTACAGAAGATTCTCTTAAGCCTATGATTACTATAGCATTGAATCAACTATCACGTAGGAGTTGGGATGGTTGGTCAAGAGATGCAGTAGATGAGTGGCTACGAGTTATGCCTGAAGAAGGACAACCATTACTAACAGCACTAGTCAAAGAGGGATGGGTTGAGAAGTTCCGAGCTACTAAAACTCCATATGATACATGGGATGTAGCTTGTGCCTTATTTGATAGGCTCTATCCTGATGGTGTACCTGAAGACAAACCAACACCAGATATCAAAGCTGAATCTGATATGATAATAGAGGAGGATGTTGGTTCATCAGCTAGTAAAGAGGAAGGTGTTAGTGAAACAGAAGACCAGACACAACAGGGATATGTTGTCAATTGGCAAGATGCTGTAATTAGTGACCATCCTGAAGGTAATGCTGGCGGTGCAATGGGTATAACATGGGAGGGTAAAGAACATAAACAACAAATTGCAATAAGACCTGACCATCTCAACACTATCTATGATTTAACTAAAGATAATATGAAAGAAGTTCTAGATGAGGCAATGCCGTGGAATAGTAAGGGTAAAGCCGCCAAGTGGTTCATGATGAAAGACAAAGCAGGGCGAGCATTAGCTAACAGAATCAGGAGATATGTGCAATCCCAAACACGTAGTAAGTTTAAGTCAGACCAAAAACATGGGCGGTTAGATAAGCGGTCACTAATGCGAGTTGCACTACCACCTATTGATAAGGGTGAATGGAATAAGAAAATCTTTTACACTAGAAATAATAAGCGAGCATTGAATACAGCTATTCATATACTAGTGGATTGGTCTGGTTCTATGCAAGGAGATAAGCAGATCTATGCTGCTATGGCTACACAAAGAGCAGCAGAAGTATTCAGTAGAAGCTTAAGGATTCCTACTATGATCTCCTCCTTTACTAATGGCATTACTAATTCAGACATAGGCATTATCAAGCACTTCGATAAGCCAGCTACTGAGAAACAAATAGCTGCTCGCTTTGGTCAATGGTATAGGGTCATGTCTGCTAATGCAGATGCTGATGCTGTAATGTGGGCATACAATAGACTACGTAAAAGAAAGGAACCCCGTAAGTTATTAATTGTACTGTCTGACGGTGCACCAGCTAGTTGTTATGCTTATGGTTCATCACATGATTCCTTAATGGCTGCTGTGAATAGAATAGAACACGAAGGCAAGGTTGAAGTCTTTGGTCTAGGTATTAAATCAGATGCAGTATCAGAATATTACAGGAACCACCAAGTTATTAGAGAACCTGAAGATATTAATGAGGCACTACTTAATGTGCTTAAGGAGGGAATGGAGTATGCTTGAGATAGACATTGCAAAGAGCAAGATAGGTGGAGTACGAGCGTCCATAGTGTACGGAATATTAGTATCTAATATGTTAATAGAAACTTTTATTCTCAAACAATCTATAGGTTTGGGTACAATCAATGGAGCAGTAGCTCTAGGTTTGTTTGCTTTACTACACCATCAGATAAATGCCTGTGTTGACTACCTAAATAAAGTAATCAGCTTACAAGTTACTGAAAACATTCATGATTTAGTTAGAACTTATTATGAAACGAATGGTCTAAATAAAGAGGAGCAAGATAAAGAAGATGACAAACACACAGGACAAGATGATTCGTAAGTTTATAGATGAGTACTCAGATGAATTAAATGAGAACGAAACGATTCGTATAAACCATGATGACTGTCCTGCTGGTACAGATACAAGACGTAGATTATATATAACCAAGAAACCACAAGTGATATTAGGTTATTGTCATAATTGCCAGCAATCTGCTGCTAGGTATATAGCAGCTAAGGACAGGTTCAAACCCTATCATGGACGAGTATCTAAAGAGAAAACAGAAACAGATAAGGTGTTTGCATACCCATGCACTGAACTCATAGATAGCCATTCTCCTGCTGAAGTAACTATATGGAGACAGAAGAATGGTTTGTCAATGAGGGAGTGTGAGGACTACTGTATTAAATATGTAGCAGATGAACACGCTATCTATACACCTATTAGGACTATGCAGCATAGCTTTGTTGATCTCAATGGGTATCAGCTACGACCTTTAACAAATGAAGGAGCAAAATATATAACTCATTTAAAGGATGAGACTGTACCGTTAGGTGGTTTGCTTCGACACAAGGACGCAAAGGGAACAGTAGTGGTTGAGGATTATATCAGTGCTGTATCTATTCATCGTTGTAAATACACCGACGCATTCCTCGCCATGAATGTAGTGTGTAATTATGGTGTACAAATTAAGCCGGAAATATTGAGCCAGCTACCTGATGATAAACCAGTATACATTTGGTTAGATAATGATAGCCCTCATGTAAAGAAGAAAGCTAGAGACATGCAAGCAGTATGCCAGTTACTTGGCTTTGATACTTACTTGGTAACACGAACTGAAGAACCGAAACACATTAGTACTGTGGAGATACAAAGGACATTAAGTATGGGGGAGGCTACATGATGGATGCACTTGACTTACAACTACTCGCCTTCCTTAGTACCAAAGAAAACCATACTATGTACAGCGAGTACATCAACAAAGGATTATGTACCAAATATTCTTGGAACCTAATCAAAGCGTTCGGTGAATACTTTGATAAGCATCCTAATAGTAATGAAATAGATACAGACTTTACCCTATGGTTTAGGGTAGACAAGTATCCTAACATGAAACCGGATGAGCATGAGTTCTATGGTAAGATAGTTACTAATGTAGAACAAAAGCGTAGTGATGGTGTGTCTGATGAGTTTGTTAGTACACTGATAGAAAGTAAAACCAAGCAAGAACTGTCTGTATTAGTACAGGATATACAAGAAGGTAAGAAGGAACTTGATGAGTTTATGTCTCAAGCGACACAGATTATAAGCAATGCAGAGACAACGAATGGAAGCACTGACACGCTTGTTAACATGTCGCTTGAAGACTTATCAGAACACACAAGGGATGATGAAGGATACTACTGGAGATGTGAGGACTTGAACCAAGCTATTGGCCCCATAAGACAGGGGGATTTAATAGTTATTGGTAAACGACCAGAGGTAGGAGGCACATCTTTTATCTGTTCTGAATTAGCTCATATGTTTGAACAACTCGATGGTAAGGATGCTATCATCTTTAATAATGAGGAGGCTCCCGATAAAGTATACACTCGGTTAGTATCTGCTGCATTAGGTGTAGATTATAGGACACTAATGACAAATGCAGCGAAGTATGATAGAGAGTTTAAAGTATGGTTAGATGGTAGACGGTTTGACATTGAGCATGATACACAAATGTCCGTTGCTAGTATTCGTAACAGATTACAAAAAGGTAACTACGGATTGATAGGGGTAAACGTCTTACTTAAAGTAAAAGGATCGGGTAAGATGGAAGACCATGATAAGCTACAATTTTTAGGAGAAGAAATGCGAAGGATCGCACAAGACTATGGCCCTGTATATGTAGTAACCCAAGCTGACCCATCAGCAGAGGGAGTTAAATATATACATCAAGACAGGCTATATAAATCTAAGACCGCCATTCAGGGCGAAGCTGATGTCTTACTTATGATAGGTAAGGATCATGATGAGCCTGATGATGTGCGTTTCTTTAACGTGGCTAAGAATAAGATACCACCAGCCAAATGCTGTGATCTGACATGTAAACATCTAATGTCAGAGGTACGCTTTGACTTACCAACTGGAAGATTCCAATCCAAATTATTTTCGGGGAACTCAAGATGGAAAAAATAACAATCTTTCTAGACCTAGAGACTACAGCTAGAGGCCCAGACAATAGTCCCGAAGCACACTACAAGGAGAATGAAGTAGTACTATGTGGGTATTTACTAGGTGATGCTATAACAGTAACGAACAATCTCGATCCTCTTGTACGTGAATTGTCTGAGCTAATGTCATTTGCATCTGATATAACTTTAGTAGCACACAATTTAAAGTTCGATTTAAAGTATCTGGTTCGTGAGTACCCTGATTTTCCTTGGCATAAGCTTAAGTTTTATGACACTATGACAGCAGAGTATTTAATATCTGGACATAGTACTAAGTTTATTAGCTTAGAAGATGCAGCTAATGCCTATGGTATAGAGTTCGAGAAGTCTATTGACCTTGGTGCATACATAGCACAAGGTGTAGATATCTCTGATATAGATGTGCACGAATTGAGACAGTATCTAGAAGCAGATGTCAAAGTACTAAAGGAAATACATTTACACCAAGATACTGATCGTGATATGGATTACATTTTACCATTGGCTAAGATGGAAGTGAATGGTCTACCTTTAGATGTAGATAAATGTAAGACATTAGCTAAGGATTTAATTACGTCTATTGATTCTCATACAGAATTAGTATCACATATGGTACTAGCAGCCGTTGAGTGGGACGATCACAAGCCTGTTGATCCAGAAGATTTCAAGCCATTGGCTCCACGTACCATGTCCTATATACTGACAGGTTTACCGGAGCATGGCATTGGTGGATCAGCTAAGGCAAAGAGGAAGCTACTACTAAACCAACAGCCTTTATTAGATAAGGATTCTATAGAAAAAATATGGAAAGATATAGTACCTAATTTACATCTAGGCTATCCTATTAATCAAAGTGTATTAGATAAGCTGTTAAAATATCCACTTATATCTAACTATAAGTTAGCAAAGGATAAGCGAAAGCTACTAGAAACATATTGTAATCCATTTCTAACGCAAGCAAAGGATACAGGAGGCACTGTACACCCAAAGATAAATACTACTGCAACTGCTACTGGTAGATTATCTAGCTCCAATCCTAATGGGCAGAATATCCCACCAAAAGCACGAGAGCTTTTTAAGTCTACAGAGGGTGAGCTATATGAGATAGACTTTGCACAGTTAGAGATTGTAGGTGCAGCTACCCTATCAGGATGCCTTGATTTACGGAGAGATTTACTGCAAGGTAAAGACATACACTTTGAAACAGGACGGATAGTATTTGGCTGGCAAACACCTGCTGATATGACTAAGAAAGATCGCAAGTTAGTTAAGAATGTAAACTTTGGGGTACTGTATGGTGGTGGAGCTAAAGGTTTATCGGAACAGACCGGACAGAATATCAATCTGATTAGACAATTGATTGATGCTTTCTATGTTAAGTACCCTACAATTAGAAAGTGGCAGGATGAGGTGCTTGATGCAGTAAAGGCTAACTCTCATCCACATGGGTGGATTGATAATGAATCATATAATAGAGCCTGTTGGTGGATACCACATGAACATGGTCGCAGGAAGTTTACATTTACAGAGAGTAAATCACCGTACTGGCTCAAGGTTAAAGAGGGCAGGAGCTTTAGCTTCAAGCCAACAGAAACTAAGAACTACCCCATACAAGGATTTGCAGGTGGGGATATTGTTATGACTGCACTATCTATATTGGATAGCATATTATCAGGGACGAGTGCAAAACTACGCATGACTGTACATGATAGTATAGTTGTGGATTGGGAAAAGAATAAAGAGGAGGAACTACGAGCGTTAATGGATCATGTAGTAAAGTATGTAAGGGAAGCCTTTGATATTAAGGTTCCTCTTATGTTTGATATTGAACACGAAGTATATTGGTTATAGGAGAGACAAATGAAAGTAGAAGGTATTATAAGTGAGATTCGTACACGTACTGTTAGCAATGGTGGTACTGTATACACGGCTGTGATAGATGGGACTGATGTTAACTTAGGTTTTAGCTGTGCTTATTCAGAAGGTGAATTTGTTAGTGTTGAGGTAGAGTCTACTAAATGGGGACTACAAGTTCCAAGTAAGAGGAGAAGCAGTGGTGCTGCACCAGCACAGCAAGCTAGTCCTGCTCCTGCTCATACTGCAAAGAAGATGTTTCCAGTAGACCCTAACACTAAGGATCATAGTATCATTAGGCAGAACGCATTGACCAATGCTAATACAGCAGTAGGTAGTGCTATAGCAGCAGGAGTATTCAAGCCTAAGACACCAGATGATGTCTACAATGAGGTGATTAAGGTGGCTTATAATCTTGTAGGATTTGGTATGGGATCATTGGATGCCAAAGTGCTTCCAGATACGGCTACTTCAGAATGAAAGTACTGTTAATCTTAGCTCTCGGCTGGCTGCTAGTATTTGAGTTGTATGCTTGTGAATCTACTCCGATAGAAGAACAAGCTATATTTTGTAAGCCTGTTGAAAGTGACGAGTGTGTAACCTTACGTAAAAAAGCTGATAGGCTTGCAGCGATAAAAGACAGGCGTGTTAGAGGCACCTGTCCTCCATCTTATGTACGTTATCGAGATCATAGAGGGGAGCGTTGTGTTTCTGAACGTGAGGTAAATCGCATGTTAGGAGATTGGTAATGAAAGAGATAACAAAGGATATATATAATATCCTTGATACAAATATATCTCATGAGCCTAATAGCGAACAAGCCGCTGCCTATGCCATGCGCATAGGTGGCGAGCTTGCTAAAGCTACTACATTCAGGCATAGAGATAGAGAGCATGGTAAGTTATGGGCTTCAGACTTAGGAGAATCTTGCCCACGTAAGACTTATTACAAATGGAGTGTTAATGATATAGCCGAACCATTGCAAGGACACACACGTTTTAAATTCTTGTATGGTAACATACTAGAGGAGGCTGTCTTGTATCTAGCTGAAGAAGCAGGGTATACAGTAGAGCAACAACAAGCTCCAGTTAAGTTTAACTTTACAGTTGATGGTGACCCTTGGCAGGTATCAGGTAGGATTGATGCTGTTATAAATAACGTACTAGTGGATGTTAAATCTACATCCAGCTTTGGATTCAAGAAGTATTCCAGAGAAGGATTAAATGCGAACAATGATTCCTTTGGGTATCGCTGGCAATTAGGATACTACAAACACTTTATTAAGTTACCAGTAGAGGAGGCAGGATTTCTATGGATAGATAAACAGAATGGACACGTACTGTATAATAAGGTAGATGACTTACCAAGTAAGAATTCTATTAAAAAGAGAGCAACTGCAATAGCACATACAATTCTTGGTGATGAAGCACCAGCCAGAGGAGAGGTAGCAATACCTGAAGGTAAGTCTGGTAACATGAAACTGGGTATCAAATGTAGCTACTGTGATTTCAAGCAGCACTGTTGGCGTGATGCTAATGGTGGACAGGGACTAAAGGGGTACGCTTATAACTATGGCCCCGTCTGGTTGACAGATGTTAAGAGAGAACCACGAGTACCACCAATAATATAGGAGAATAGAGTGACGCAACCATCAAAGACACAAATAGGTGGAGATCATTATAGGACACTACCTATACAACCTACAAATTTCATAGCCTCTAATGGATTAGGATGGCATGAGGGTAATGCTGTTAAGTATATTTGTAGACACCATATTAAGAATGGTGTGCAGGATATAGACAAAGCAATACACTACCTGCAATTACTGAAGGAGTTTTGCTATGGCACGGAAGAAGAAATCCCCGACCCACCCTTTTAGATCACTATATGAGGAGAACATCGGGCAATGGTTAAAGGAGAATAAAATAAAATATGAGTATGAAGCTAAGAGGTTTGAATACCATGAAACTTTGCGGAAGAACAGGGCAAAGTGTGGGGACTGTGGGTCTACGAATCTTGTGCGCTATGCATGGTATACGCCCGATTTCTTTGTGGGAAATCACCTCATTATTGAGGCAAAGGGACGTTTTACTGCGGCTGACCGTAGAAAAATACTCGCAGTCAGGGAGTGTATCCCCGAACTAAATGAGAAATTAGTAATGATGTTTATGCGTAACAATAAACTAAACCGTAGGGCTAACAGTAAGTACACCGATTGGTGTGACAAGCATGGCATAGACTATACTGTTGGCACAGAACTAAAGGAGGAATGGTTGTGAAGAAGTTATGGAAACAATTCTTAGAATGGCTTAACTTTAAAACATGGGTGTTACTTGTAGAGATAGAAAATGGGGTGAAGATAGAAGAACTGGAGAAGGATTATGGCACGGAGAAGTAACCCAATGAAGATACTGTATCTAGATATAGAGACAGCACCTGCTGATGCTAAGATATTTTCTCTACGTCAAAGATATATTAATCCCAAGTACATAACTAGTGCAGGTTATACATTGTGCTGGGCAGCTAAGTGGGAAGGACAAAGAGAAGTTATATATTCTGGATTGCATGATAATACAGTAGAGAATATGCTACAACAAATGCACGAGCTTCTAACAGAAGCAGATGCAGTCGTACATTACAATGGACGTAAGTTTGATATGCCGACATTGAACAGGGAGTTTATAAAGATGGGCTTACCACCCGTTACCCATTATCACCAGATAGATTTACTTAAGACTGTGCGAGCACAGTTTAGATTTGAATCTAACAAGCTGGACTACGTATGTCAATTGCTTGGGCTTGGTGCTAAGGTACAGCACAAGGGTATTCAGTTATGGTATGACTGTATGGCTGACAATCCTACAGCATGGAAGCAAATGGAAAAGTATAATAAACAAGATGTCAGATTATTACCTAAGTTATATCATACACTCCTACCTTGGATAACAGATCATCCCAATGTAGGTTTATGGAAAAATCGTACACGTAGGACATGTGCTCAATGTGGAAGTACTAAGCTGCAACGGTTATCTACTACATTCAAGAGCAAGGCATTAGAATACGAAGCCTACTTATGTGAAGGATGCAGCACACCATTACGAGCAGGAGAATCATTAAATGCAGCAAGTCGGAACCTTACACAGAGGATACCAAGATAGTGTCACCGGAAGAATGGGAATACCGACTAGGTACTTTAATAGAATCTGATCCAGATTATGTGGTAGATGTGTTACAAGTAACTACCGAGGAATTAATACAAGCCTTCCCTGAGAAGGTAAGACAACATTTACATGAGGAGTTTGATAGTGAGTGACATATACGAACAATTTATACACAAGTCACGCTATGCTAGATACCTGCCTGACAAGCAAAGGCGGGAGACATGGGAAGAAACAGTGAATCGCTATATGAATTTTATGCGAGAACACTTGAAAGAAAATAATGACTACGAATTAAGTACTAGGTTATATAATGAATTACGCAATGCAATACTAAATCATGAGATCATGCCAAGCATGAGAGCATTGATGACGGCAGGGCCAGCATTAGAAAGAGATCACGTAGCTGGATATAACTGTGCTTATGTACCGATAGATAACCGTAAAGTCTTTGATGAGATTATGTACATCTTGTTGTGTGGTACAGGTGTAGGGTTTAGTGTTGAACGTGAATACGTTTCCAGTTTACCTGATATACCTGATAAGTTCCACGATGCTGATGCTACTATACATGTAGCAGATTCCAAGATTGGTTGGGCTTCTGCCTTACGTAAGCTCATCTCTTTACTATATGATGGACAAGTACCAGACATAGACTATTCACGAATACGACCAGCAGGAGCACCCCTGAAAACATTTGGTGGTAGAGCTAGTGGCCCAGAGCCATTGGAAGAACTGTTTACTTTTATTATTAATGTGTTTAAGGGTGCTAAAGGGAGAAAACTTCATGATATCGAATGCCATGATGTCGTTTGTAAAATTGCAGAAAGTGTTGTCTGTGGCGGTGTTCGTCGTTCTGCTTTGCTTAGTTTATCTAATCTTCAAAGTGAACGCCTTAGAACAGCGAAGTCAGGAACTTGGTATTACGCTGACCCGCAACGTGCATTATCTAATAACTCGGTCTGTTACACGGAGCAGCCTGATACTGGAGTGTTCCTTAAAGAGTGGTCAGCCCTTTATGAGAGTAAATCAGGAGAACGGGGAATCTTTTCGAGAGCTGCATGTAACAGGGAATTGCCGGAACGTAGAGAGAGCGATCACGGATGGGGAACGAACCCGTGTTCCGAAATCATCCTCCGACCTAGACAGTTCTGTAATCTCACAGAAGTAGTAGCTCGTGCTGATGATAGTATGGCTGATCTTAAGAATAAGATAAAGCTAGCTACTATCCTTGGTACGTTCCAATCTACATTAACTAACTTTAGATATCTATCTGCTAAATGGAAAAGCAATTGCGAGGAGGAAAGATTACTTGGCGTATCCTTAACTGGTATCATGGATAACTATTTATTATCTGCTCATAGATGGGAAGGCTGTAAGGCTCCTGATTTATTAGCAAATAAACTTAAGGAGCTACGCAATGAAGCTATACATGCCAATAAAATATGGGCTAAAAACCTTAGAGTACAACCTTCGGCTGCAATTACTTGTGTTAAGCCATCTGGAACAGTTAGCCAACTTACGGGATCAGCCAGTGGGATACATCCTAGATATGCACCATATTATATTCGGAGAGTTAGACAGTCCAAAGCCGACCCTATCAGTGAGGCTCTTATCAAAGCAGGTATCCCCTATGAAACAGACGTAACTAATGAGTTACAATGGGTATTTGATTTCCCTATTGCCTCACCAGAATTAGCAGTGTGTATCAGTGACCTTAACGCACTGACACAACTAGAACACTGGAAGTTATTCAACAAGTACTACTGTGAACACAAGCCCAGTGTTTCTATTTATGTGAAAGAGGATGAGTGGTTGTTGGTAGGGGCGTGGGTGTATAAGAACTTTGACCACATTAGTGGTATAAGTTTCTTTCCTGTCGATGACCACACATACAGACAGGCTCCTTATGAGAAGATAACTAAGAAGGAGTACAATAAACTAATGAAGAAGTTCCCATCTGAAATAGATTGGGACATTAAAGAAGAACACGACGAAACTACCAGTAGCCAAGAGTTGGCTTGTGCTGGTGGTGCATGTGAATTATAGGGGGTATAATGGGAATTGTTATTGATGTTAAATGTAACGAGTGCTTACATGTATTCGAGGATACAATACCACAAGTAGGTGTGCCTGTGGCTACCTGTCCTTGTTGTGGCTCTGGCTTTACTAAGAGGATACCCTCTACGTTTAGGTCTGGTCTAGCTAAAGACCCGTATGATTATTTAGATACCTTTAGGGACTACAGTACAAAGCCTATTAAAAGCTTTGCTAAGGACAAACGGAAGGGAGGTAAGGATAGTACATAGGTTTCTACTTACGCCTCCATATGCGCACTCCATAGATAGCAGTAAAGATGACACCGATCATCCACTGATACCACTCAGGAGTCTGCGCTAACACACCAAATCCATTAAGCACATATTCTTGTGCGCTTGGGATGAAGACAAGTATAAGGGGTATTGATAATAGGATCAGTACCCATTCATCCTTCCAGCTATTACGCGAATCGGCTAGCCTAGCCAACTCCCACTCGTGGTCGCGTCCTTCACTGGCCTCTGCTCTCTGGGTCATCGCCCGTTCCCACGCTCTCTTACCCCTGAGTTCTTCCAGCTTTACCTCTTGCTTCAACTGTTCTTTAGCCATAAAGAAATCAGCAGCAGCAGGTAACGCCTTAGAAAGAAGGGCGGTCAGTATTGAAGAAAACATTTAGATCAGAGAATAAATCTCTCGCCTTTCTTTTTCTTTCTGCTTCGATTATAAAAATATATAACGCAAGCTACAAAACCTACGAAAGCTACAAAACCTAAAAATCCTGTCATGTTATTCTCCGTGTCTCTCTCTTATCGCTTCTAAAATAGTGTCCAATTTCTCTTGGACATCATCTACATCTTCTGCAATTAATTCTTGTTTCGTTTCTATCCTAACTAATTTCTTTTCAATCTCTTGAGATCGTGCGTTCTCTAATTCTATTTTTGCTTTGTTCTCCTCTGCCACTGCTTGCACTTGAGATAGGGTCATCCATCCCCCGCCAGCTAGGAAGATAATAGCAGCAATCTGTAGTATATGTTTATCCCAATGCATCCTTAGCTCCTTAGCTCAAAGTGAGCCATATCCTTAATTGATTCCCAATGTCCTCCCCATCGTAATGGTATCTGAAGATCACTAGCCGCTGCTAGTATGTAGGTTGCCATCTTATAAAACTCTGCATCTGAACTTCTAAACCCATTTGGGTAGGGTATTACATCAAATGCCATAGATGGATATTTATTGTGCTTAGAACGAGGCCACTCTAATTCGCTGTATCCGTCAGCGCAAGCCTGATTCTGTTGTTGTTTGTTACGGTGTCCCCATATAACTGAGAAGTCATACTTCTTAATGGCTCTATCTAATATAGCTTGTAGATCAGAGTGACAAGTATTCCTGTGCTTAAGGCTATTGCTTCCGAAGCTAGCCATCAGGATGTACTAATGGGGGATGCCAGTTATCTCTAGCTTCGTTTTTTATATCTTCTTTTCTCCATATTTCAAGATCATTAAAAACTAGTGTTGATTGCAAACTCCTGTACTTTCTTTGTACTTCTGTTACATGATCTGAGCGATCAGTATGAAAGAAGTCAGCTAGTCCTAATACACGAATAACACGATTATCTAAACCTTTTACTGCTTTACCTCCAGATATACGCCTTGCTTGATTAAGAGCTGCTATCCAGTTTTCATGTGAGTCATCTGCCTCGTAAGCTGCTAATGCAGTAGCCAAACCTTTGTACCGATTATTTGTATTGTAGTATGCATCTGCTATTATAAACTGGTGCTCATCAGATAAAGTACTAAACTCTGGAACATTCTTATCTAGATCGTCTATCCTATTCTTCCATGCGTTCTCTCCGATGATTCCCCAATCGTCAATCGTTAGTTCTTCATCAGACGAGTATTCTCGTAGCCGTACAAGCTCTTGTATTTCTTTTTTATACCACTGTTTATTAACTCCCCAAGGTGCTGTATCATTTCCTGCTATATCTATATGATGATGCATTCCCTCAAGTCTAGGCATATATTTACGATACATAGAGATAACTGGTCTTACAGGAGGAGCTGCTTTTTTCTTTCTTGTTATAGGAAAAATTGTACCACCAAGCTCATTCGGATTAAGTGTTCCCCCCTTATCACCATATATGATCTTACGTAATGCCATCAGTTACTACCTATTGGTTCAACTGGATAGATACTTCTATTGGCAGTGCTCATTCCCCATGCTTCACGGAGGTCTGGTGCGTAGCGTCCCCCAGATAAAAAGGCTTGTGCGATTGCATCATAGCGTGTCATGTACGTTAATGCATTAGCATATGATTCAGCAATCTTTCTAATACGTTTTATCTCGTTCTCGACAGGCTGTGCATAACCTCTTGTGCGATTTTTTGCAGCAGTTCTTACACCGAGTGTTATTGTCTTATCGGAAAGATACATATCGTTAACAACATTCTCATTAATAGTAAAATTAACAGCACCAGTTTCAAAATCTGGTACTATTGATATGATGTCTGCCAATGTTATTGTGTCATCTATTTTATTTTGATGACCACCCCAGTTATGAAACGCATTTAATGTTCCTGCTATAGTAGCTCGACGTTTTTGGAAATCCATTTGTTGTGCTTGAGATGCCTCATTCATCACATCACCAAGCAATTGTATAGATTTTGTTTGCTCTTCAGCATACTTAGGGTTAGTAGGATGGTTAGATAACTCTTGTGCAAAAGCCATTAATCGTTCACTACCTAGTTGTCGTAATAATACATTTGAATCATCAGTAACTCCTTCAAATTTACCCAGACGTTCTAGATGTAATAAATGTAATGACACAGCTCCAACATTAGCATGTAAATATGCAGTCTCTCTTCGTGCTAGCAGGTGGTCTAAAAATTCTAATTGCTTTGGTAAGTGATTCATAGCACCTTTTGCTTGCTGTACAGGATCAGTACCAGCTCCCCCTAGAGCTAACCATTTATTAGGTGGTGTCTGATTTATGGCTTTTCTTGCATGTAATATATTATATAATTCTGGATTTACATTCATTATATCATAGTATTCAATAGCATATGGATTAGGATTAACGGGAAGTCCTTGAATAAATAAAGCATTCAGTGCCAAACTATGATTTATTATTGAACCTTGCGCCTGTCCAAGAGTTGATAATGTTGTGTCACCATAATTTCGTTGTGCAGTTTCAGGCCAATTCGCAATCTCCTCCATAAGCCACGCGTTTTTTCTATACTCTGGCCCCATTCCAAAAGCGTATGTAAAAGCAGAAAGTTCGTTAGCACTTTTTATTTCTTTTTGCAGATCAAAGTTATCATTAGCGATAGCTGTTTTCTCTTGCCGTAATGCTTCAATACTTGTTGTAGCATATGATATAGCCCCTTGTAGTTCTGGAGTGCTGTAGCCACTGTCTTCCAGCAGTGCTTTTTGCTGTATAATTTCAACTACTGCTCGGTCTATTTCTCTGAGTCTTTTAGCTTTATGCACATCAAAGTTTCGGCTAGCTTGCAAAAACCGTGGATCACCTGTATCATTAAAGCTTTCTATATACTGCCTGAATTGATCTGCTTTTGCAAAATACAACTCTTCATTTTGTGCCAGACCCATTTTAATCAAATCTATTGCTGTTTTGTTAGATATTGCATCCTGCCTAGCATCCCTTTTTCCTTCCATCTCTCTAATGAATTGAGCGGTTTCGTTCTCTGTCTTACGCAAGTCAATCTCTTTCCTGTTATGATAAGCTCGTAGTGCTTCAGTTATTATTTCAGGGTCTGACTCTACTCTTAAATCTATTGTTGTTCTTTCTTTGACATCCTCAAAAAATAGAGTTGCTTCTTGAGCTTGAGCCGATCCTTGCTGCCTGTTAACTTCTGCTGACAGTTGGACTACAGCAGGATTAGTAGAGAAGGTAGCATTATATTCTTGTGACAACATTTGTCTAGTCTTAGGATCAGAGGTTCCCCTGATAGCGTTTGCTAAAGCTCGTTGCCCTGCAATTTTTAAGTTAGCAAGCTGGGCTTTGTTTGCCATACCAGCCGTTGCTGCACTAGCATATCTTTTATATTCATTATAATAATTTTGTGATTGCTCATCAGGAAATACTGGAGTCTCTATACTTATTGGTTGGGCAGAAGCTTCTAGTTCAGCATCAATAGTATTATCAATTAGCTCTCCAAACTTTTCTACTTTGTCTTCTCTAGCAAGATCAGTAGCCGTTCCCAGTACATTATTTATTGTTTCCGTTAACGCTACAGTTGCCGATGAATCATCCGGCGGTACGGTAGGAGTATAATTAAAGGTCATACTCCCAAGTGTATTGTCAGCCATATCAGTCTTCCCTCATTTTCCAGTATAGTACGTCATCACGCTCTTTAGCTCCACCCCAAGCATCTTCTGCCATAAAGAGTAACCTCTCTATTTCTGCTTCATTAAATGAGTCACTTAGTTTGCGTATATGATACTTCATTTCTGAAGTTAATTGATTCTTTGCACCGTGTTCTGCGGTACGCTGTAAAATAGACTGCTCTCTTCGTGGGCCAGTTCTATTATATATAGCTCTTTCAAACTCTGCTCTCCTGCCATATGGAATCTCATCCCAAACATCAACCACAAATCTTAAAGCATCACTAGCACGTTTGTAACTTAATTCTCCACCGTAATGCCTATCTAAAATAATATTGATATGGTCAGACGTTCTATTGACAAGATCGCTATATTCTTTTGCATCTTCATATATTTTCTCATTAATATGTCTGTATGCTGTGTATTGTTCTGTTCCTACACCAACGAATAGTCTAGCCATAACAGTATTAAATGTAGATTCTAATTCTAATGGCTCTCCTAATTTTGTAAACTCACGTTGAAATTTAGCCATGAGAAGTGCTCGTTGTATGTCACTGTATTGAGGAATAAGTCCAGCTACTACTACATCAGCCATTCCAATAAAGGCTTCTAGTGGAGGCATTCCTTGATAACCAGAAGCCATCGTCTGTGCTAATCCTATTGATTCACTTAATGATCCCATGATACTACCAGCAGGGCCAAGTACTTTTCCTAATGGATCATCAAAGACTCCAGTAATAAGTAGTTCCATCCTCTCAGCATCTGGCCCCGGACTGAAACTTTTGAAATCCAAGTCTATCCAATCTTCTGATAATGTGTTACCTATTTGATTAATACTACTTTGTATTAAACCTTCTGTTATAAGATCAGCCACTGTATATTCAGTATCAGGAATGATAGTATGATTAGCCCAATCTAATCCTGAGTCTCTAAGAACAGCAGAAACAAAAGCAGCATGTCCTATAAAATCTCCACCATATAATAAAGTACCTGTTGCCCACATTTTTAATGCTTGGCTTTTGGTAATAGCTGGATTTTTCATAAACAATGCTAGTAAAGCTTTATGTTGGAAACTTAGAAATTGAGTAGTCAATCCAAAGAGTCCTGTTTGGTATACCATATTATTTGGCTTAATCATAGCAAGTGCCAGATTAGAAGCATCTACTCTAATGTGGTCAAAAGCTTTAGGGTCTATTTCCAAAACAGATTTTATATTCTTTGATTTCATATATCTGCGTATAGCTAGCATATATGTAGCAGCAAGGTTGTTAGTTTCTCCTAATCTAAAACCACTACCTGCCATATCAGCAGCATTTGTAAATACTCGCTTTGTATAGTAGGATGCTTTTGATATAAAACTACCTTCAGTCGGTAAGCGGGTAGCCTTTGCTGATTTTTTTACCACCTTACCAGTATAATCTACTAAGTCAACTAAGTCTGTAAGACCAGAACGGTCAAATTGTTTAGACAAGAACAAAAATTCTTTTGTTGACATTCCCATTGAAGCTGCTAGTGCTTTAGTTTTAATGGGGATAGCTTGTTGCCCTCTTCTTACAATGGTTGCTCCTTGCAGTAAAGCCATTGTATCATTAATAATTCTACCAGTAGCAAAATAAGCTGGGTCTATTGCAGCTAAGAACAGCGGCTGTGCTGACTGAAGAATGAATTGCCTAAAGGGACGTAAACGCATAAACATAGTGAAAGCTGTACTCTTTGCTGTACGAATAGGCTGAGTAGTCTGCGCCCATTTTTGTACTCCTCGCCATGGTGCTCTATTATAAGTCCCTCCAGATTTAGATTCCATTGATTCGGCAAGTCGTGTTAACCCTGAACGTAATCCTGTGGTTGCCCAACCTCCCATTGTTCCTTCTGTTAGTCTAAAGTATTTAATATATTCAATAGCATCTAACATATTTGTTCTGTCTAAACCCACAAGATTTTTAGTCTCTTCTTTTAAAGCACTTTGTAAAGTATTGAGTGGTTCTTTTTCTAAATCAACATCTCTACGTAGTATTTGTTTTGCTTTTTCTCCATAAGTACCCATCCATGCACGTTTAGCTGCTGCCAATGGATTAGTATTAGATATCTCACGAGCTAGTAATTGTATTCCTCTTTCAATAGCCAAGGCAGGGTCTTCAATAGAAGCTAAATTACCTGTTGTATCTGTAAGCCTATCACGCATACGACTATCATAGAACAGCCGCCCCTCCATTTGAAAGACCTGCTTTTGATATAAGTCACTATCAACTTGAGCGAGATCATTAGCTCTTTCTTTTGTATAAGTACCGTCAGCAAGATTATTTTGCAGTTCACGTACTGCCCTGTCGGCAGATCGAGATGTTGCTGCCGTCATATATGCTCGTTTTGATAGCGTTGGTATCCCATTTACTAATGTGGTAGTAGTTCTAAAAATAAAATACGGATCATCGTAGAATCGAAATGAGTATCCAGCTTGATAATGTAGTGGTGCTCTTGTTAAGTCTCCTATACGGTATACTTCTGGTTTTAGTATAATATAAGAGCTACTCTTAGTAGCTTTTTTACCTAGCTCAATAGGTATTTCTACCTCCATGATTTTTCCACCATTGGCATACAAATCATCAACGAATGTTTTATCTAATGGAACAAGAGTAAATGTTTCAGGGTCTAATGCCTCAAGCTTGTATTGATTTTTATCATTAGGCAGTTTACTTTTTGCCTTACCTACTGGAGCTTCACCATCTGGAAAAACTTTACCGCTATAACTAGCCATCTCTTTATTTAATGGACGAGCTGTTTTATAATTAGCAGCTTTCCATTCATTATATATCCGAATTTGAAGCATCTCATTCATTGTATCATACATATTACGCAATGCTACAAAGCCTACTATTTGATCGCTAGTTGCATCTAATCCAAATCTGGTAGCTAGTTCCTCAATAGGAATAACTTGGTTGTTTGCTTTACCCCACTCTTCAGCAGTTTCAAACATACTTTGTACAAGCTGTTTATCTGCTGGTTTTAATGCATCCCAAGGTTCTGCTAATTCTTTTAATAAACGGGCTGCTCTTTGTTGATCCTTATATCCTAACGAAAAAGGATTAAAAAATTCTGACCCAAACTTATAGTTTGGAGTAAATAAAAATCTAAACATTGACTGTGATATTGAATCTGGAGTAAACATATGAGCATCAATAGGATTCCACGGTCTGTTATCTATGTATTGTAAAAAATATTTTGGTTGAGTAACTTTACTGGTACTAGGATTCATCCCACTAATCATCTGGGGTTTAACAGTACCTTTTAAATAATCATTTAGTTGCTTAGAGTTTAGTGTTAATGGTTCTAGTACTCCAGCATCATTTAGTTTAGCAATTGTAAAGTAGTCTAAGCCGGGATCGAGTTCTAATGCAACTTCTGCTGCTTCCGAAAGAGAGTCAAATGGTTTTGTATCTGTCTTTCCTATAGTAGCTGTAATTTCTACACCGCCTCCTAACTCATTTAGTTTAATAGTTGACATTTTTGACCATACAGAACCATAAGAAGAAGCTTCTTCAACAATTTTAAGACGATCAAGGATTGCTTTTTTTATTGACGAGTCAGTTAATTGCATTTGCACTCTGACTGTTGCATCGTTAGCAAGTTTGTACAGTTCTTTCTTATGGTGCGTTGCAACTTCTCTAAAATCTTCTGGTAAGAATGGAATACTGTCAACAATTTCTTTTACTTTTGGTTTTACAATCCCTGCAAAAACTGTATCCTCAATTTCAATTCCAAACTTCCCTGCTACATCATCATTCTTTAGCATTTGAGTTAATGCCTGAACAGCCTCACCATTATGTGAATGTCGTGCTACTTTAAGAGCTTCTACATGATCTCCAATATACATTAAACCTTTTATAGAAGTTTTTAAAGCCATCTTTGCTAGGATAAAAGAATAGAGGAATCCGTCTAATACAGCTTCAATATTTCTTGCCCACTCATCTACTGTATCTTTAGGATCTCCTTGCATCAGTACTTCATCATTGAAGACAGATGACCATTGTTCTACTAGATTATATCTAGTCATAGCAGGGCCATATGTTGGACTCTTTAATGCTTTATTCAACTCCTTTGACATATACTCTATTGTATCTCTTTGTTCTTGTGGAGACATAGCAACTAAGTTTTCTCTGATAGCTGCCCCTATTGATCCGGGGAGGATGTTATACCAATTTATTTTAGTATCACTTAAAGCAGCCATTTCTTTAGCTAGCCCAACACGGGATATAATATTAGCAAAGGGTGTAAAATCTTGTATAAGTACATCTAACCCCATGTCTGCAAATGTTTCTATAGGTGAACCATCAGCCCATCCTTTGTTAGCAATGAAATCATTGGATATATCCCTAGCTTGTTGGGTAAGTTGAAAACGTATATTAAAAACAAAAGCATTTACCTGTTCCGGCGTTAGTTGTCTATATAAGATACGTGCTTTTTCAATGGGTATCGTTTCTGTTGGAATTTTATTTCCTGATGCATCTTCAAGATAGGGCTGAGAAAATAAAGTATATAGAAAAGCTGTCCACGGAGTTAATTCCCTCCAGCTAGCATGTTTATTATACATATGAAAAACATAATCTTTCTTTTCTTTCATAGTATAGTCGGGCTTAAAAATAAAATCCTCAACCATAGCAGCAACTGATGAGTCTTTAAACAAGGTTGATACCTCATCAAAAACAGTTCCAGTTTCTATATTTTTTGCATAAGTAGTTTGGAAATCAGATGTACCATGAGTAAACAGAGATTTATTAAATGCATCATCAGCAGCAAAATTAGTAGACATAGGCTCTGTTTCACTACTAGGATTAAATACACTTACCGGAGGCTGATAACTAACAACATTTTGTTCAGCTTCTGTTTGCTGTATTTGTGAAACTAGTGGATCGTTATATGTTTCTGAAGACGTAGTAGTCTCAGTCATTATATATCTCCGGGTTTTGGAATAGTATTTTCATCTGTAGTTGATCCAACTTCAAAATTATCTAGGAACTTTGGAACTCCTTCCATAAAGCTCATAACATTAGAGAGGCTCTGCCCTCTGTTGATAGCTGATTGTGCTGCTCTTAAGTCTTGTTCCATTCCTCGACTTAAACTAACTTGCTGGTTCATATCCTCCATACTAGTATATGCTTGGGTAGTAAGAGAGGCCAATAAACCTTGTGTTCTAGATGAACCTAGCTCGGCTCCAATATTAGCTCCGATATTTAAAGCCGCTCCTTTACGTAATCTATATTGTTGATAGAAGTTTCTTTTAGTTCTCATCGCTTGTAATGCAGCGAGTTGTTGTCCTTTAATGGCAGCTTGTGATTTGAAGCCAATTGCTTGTTTCTTTCCTCTAAATTTTACAGCCGCTGAAGCAGTCGCCCATAAAAGTTTACCGAGTAATGCCATTACACTCTCCTTGAGACTTTGTAATTAATTGTAAATCCTAACAGGTGACTATCTCTAGCTGCTTCTCCATCAAAACGTATGGATAGTGTACGCCCTCGTCCCCTGACTTTATTGCGTGTAGCGATGATTGGATATCCATCAACCTGTGTTGTATAACCAGTAGTTGGGGTAAAAGCACGAGGATGCTTATAGGTTTGTACTTGCTTTCCTATCTTACCTGAGACACCGTGGTTACCGGCTGTGCCTGAAAATGCTCGTTGTGCTCCATATCCGGCATCGTTAGTGAATTCTATTTCCTCTGTCCAATCCCAGAAGGGTGTCATAAGAGTAGAGCCAGCATTTGTTTCTGTCCAATGACCACCACCAGCGTGGGTATCTGTATCATTACTATGAGAAGCAGCATATATTCTAAATGCTGCCGATGTAGGTAGCGGATCATCCCATGCTCTATCAACAGTAGCTACTTTAGTACTTCCTACATAATCTGTAATAGTTCTTTCTTGTAGAGGATTAGTGTGTGCGCCTGAATGAATATAAATTTTATTAGTGTTATATGTATCATTAGAGCCTGATGCACTAGCATCTAATGTAATAGTAGTTTCTGTAGCTGCTGTACTGGTAGCTCCTCGAATGACGTTATCAACCCAAGCTGTACCAGTTCTCTTGTTGTAGACTGTAATAATAGGAGCTTGCCGTCTTCTGTTAGAACCCACTGAACTATCCCACCCTGTCACCAGATAAGGAAGGGGGCTTTCAACATAATCCATTTCATTACCAGAATCTCCATCGTAGTTTTCAAAATCAAGATAATCTGTCTGGTTCATATCACAAGCAATTACTCTATGTACCTCTGTATAAGTAGAATCAAAATCCCCATCAGGAACTGATACCATGAACTTTATTTTTCTATCTGAATCAGAACTATCAGATTGAGAAATAGCTATAATTGATCGAATATTTCCATAGTCATTATTATCTACAGTTGGATGATTAAAGCCTAATTTGTACCAACCTTGATTATTAAAATCATATACTAATGCTTTATCGTAACCCCCTATTTGCGTTGTTGGTCCAGCAACTACAGAGTCTTCATGATATATTACATACAGTCTTTTCTTAGCATCATCATATTGTATTTGTACTCTTTCTTGTGCAGCTTTAGTAATAGCATTCCATGTTGGTTGGATAGTGTCTGCTGTCATATTAGAAACTTCTAACATCCCTGTATATTGATTTGGAGAAAGTATCATTATTCCTTTCGGGCCAGAATATACTATATTACTATCAAATCTAATTACTGAGGTAGATGATGAGCAGCCAGCATCAGTAATCTGGCGTACACTATAGTCGAGTGCAGAGAACCCACCCCGACCTCCTGATATTTCCCAGACCCCATGCCTAGCAAATACTAGAACAGCATTCCGAGTAGCAAGAAGCTGTCTTACAGCCCCCATGTTAGCAATAATTATTGTACCACCATCAGAATCTACAGGTTGGTTAATATTTTCTGAGGTTGGGTCAGCTACTTGGTAACACTTACCGAAAGTCTCTGGTTTTTGAGCTACTTGAGAAAAGAAAACAGTATCTGCATAATCTGAATGTGACATACCTGCGTACCAAACTCGTCCAGCAAAAGCTGCTGTAACTGCTGGAGCAGTATCAGAAACATCTCCTGATGAATTAGAAATTGATTGGCTTTGAAAGAAACCATCTCGACTATAGTCACCCGGTTGCCAATCTGCTATATCAGTAGCAATTTGATAGACAGCAACTTGTATTAAATCATTTGCAGTAGAAGCACCAGCGCCATCTGTAATAATATTTGCTATGGCTGCTGTGTTATTTGCTGTATCAGCTACTGTTGGAGCTACTAATGTTGCTCCTCCTGCTCCTGTATAACTATTATTAGAATCAAAACGATCTCGAACAGAAAATATTCTATTTAATCCTGTCCATTCTACATCATTACCATCATCGTTAGAGATGTATGTCCAGTTTTGTTCGTCTATAATAAAAGTAGAATCTTTTACAAGAGCCGTTGTTGAATTATGAGCTGCTTCTAGAGTTATATATACTGTAGTGGCACTACCTTTACCAGAATCTACATTAGATTTTACGCCACTAGAATTTGTCCAGTAAAAAGTACTGCTATCGGCTGCACTAGGGTCAGCAATTAGCGGTATCTCAGCAGTATTAGCAGAATATGTATATCCTGATGTACCGAATCCAACTGTAGTATCAAGTGGAGATATAACTAAAGCTCCTTGAGGAGCACTAGCATCTCCAAATACTTCTGTATCTAGTTTATAAGAACTGAATACATAGTCACCAAAACCATCTGCTGCTGCTACTGGCGAACTACCGTCATTAGGTGTATAAGTAGCAGCTCTAGTATATCCTTTCCACCACTGCATATTTTTGGTAGGATGAAAACCTTTAGCTGTTTTAAATGCTGTGATATCATCGGTCATCCATCCTCGATTTCTTAGGTTGTAGTTATGATCTGCTGTAATAGTACCAGTGAGTTTCTGTGTATTGGTAACACCATCTTCAATACCCTCAAAGTCACGGATACGTAAATTAATTCTATTAATATAAAGCCTAACTTCTAGATCATCATCAATCTGATTACTAGACGGTGATGGTTCTGGAAGAGCTTCAATATACATAGGCTTAAGATACTTATGTGTTATTACAAGCATTCCACGATGTACAGAAAAAGAACACGGTTCAGCAGCAATCATTGCCGCTGTAATTGTGGTTGATTGTGGATCAGCCCAAAAAGATTTTTCAGTAAGTGGTAGACGAACTTTAAGTGGCTCTAAATATTTTACAGTTACATTATCAAGGCTACCATCAAAGTCTGACGAACAGGCAAAAGAAATGGCTGTACTAGTACCACCAGTACTTGCTTGTATATCTTGTGTTATTGTTGTACCATTAGCACTAACGGCTGTACCACTTCTGCCTTTTATACTTGGAGTGACTGTGCCAGCCGATCTACCACTAACATCAAATGTTACTCGATACCAATAAGTATTAATTATACCAGTGTCAGCCTGTGATAAAGAACTGGCTGATCCAGCGGCATGAGTTGCTGTTCCTCCTGAGATTGTCCAGCCCGTTCCTTTCGTCCAGTTTGTGTCTGATGCAAAGTCACCAGTACTCACTAAGTCTGATCGTGCTATTTCTCTTGTGATAACATTAGCAGAAAGAGTTTCATCATCTTTTGTAAACCAAAGGCTTTTACCAAATTGATGAACGATCAAATCATTGTCTGGTATACCCCCAGCAGCGGGCCACTTAAAGCTACGTGAGTAATCATCCTTAGTCGATTGCCAGTATGTACCTCCTGTTTGTATCTCAATAGGTGTACCTCCCGACTCTTCCTTCAGGCCACGCCTACGCTTACGACTACCATCTGGTTCAATAGTATAGTTTAACTCATCCGATGTAAACTCATCTGGGAAAGTTATCTCATTTGAAACAGTGTTTAAGCCTCTACGTAACGATAAGTAGTTTCGTTCCCGCTGGATTTCAGGCATTATTTCTTCCTACGTTTCTTTGCAGGGGGTCTGCCTCGTTTCTTTCCGTAGGTTCCTTTTCCTTTCGGCATAATAATTTACTCCACTAGTGCGCCAAGAGATTTTTTAATTTTATCAGGGATAGCAGAGAGATCATTGATCTCTTCCTTGGTTGCTTTCTTCTGTTTAGACTGTTTAGAAGCATATGCTTTACGTGCATTCTTCTTAGTAGCTAGCTCAGATGCATCCCAAACTCTATTTAAATATAAATTAATTTGATCATTTAATAAAGTATGTTTAGTCCACTTACCAACAAATTCATCTGGTATCTGGGTGTCAGCTCTATATGGATTAGGTCTAGCCTCATATAAAGCAGAGCCTTTTAAGTGAACAATTTCCCACTTTCTTCCTGT